TGAAGAAGCATCGGAAACTTCAATTGTTGTTACAGTTGAAGTTATATCTGAAGATAAGGTTGCAACAATATTATCAGTATAACTTCTAGTTGCAACTGGATCAACACGATATGTAAGATCTCTTGTACTTCCTCTCGAATCTCCAGCTGAGAATCCAATGGAAGTTTTCTTGATGATATCCTTGGAAACATCTGCAACCGGACCAAATAGGTATGTTTTAGCTACGAATCTCAACGTATAAATCAGAGCTCTTCTTTGAGAAAAATCTCCTTCATATTCATCTCTCATTTCAATTCCTTCAAAAACAATTGGAATATCTCTTTTTTCTCCAATTGTATCTACCAGATCAACTGATAAAGTATAAGCTGGTTGAAAATATGGTAAAATTTGTTCAACAATCTGAAGCATATCATCATTTAATTTAGTGTAAATACTAAGCTCAAATGACATATTATATGGAACAGGCATGTATGTCTTTCTTGGTTGGGTCTTATCAGATGAAAGACCGGATAAAAATGTTTGAGTAGTTGTTACTTTTCTTGTTGTATCATAAGTCAAACTGACAAACTCAAATGACATTCTTGGTAATGACATTTGAACTGGTTTATTAAGATCTGGAACTTGTTCCAATCTTGCTAAGAACTTTTGTGTGGGACTGTAAGCAAGAGGAACTTTCATCATACTCACAGTACTATCAGAATCATTCTTGTGTTTGATACTGATATTATTGAAAAGTGTTCCGAAAGAAACAATTGTTCTTCTCAATACTTCGTGATAAAAATACTCAAACATTTGTCAGGAAAACATGATAAACTATTTATGGAGTTCCAAATGGATTAGTTTCTGAAAAATCAAGTATAGAATCAGCTTCTAGTTCTATATTATCATTGTCTGCATATGGATCTACAAGATTGTCTGTTTTGATTATTCTGACCTTATAAGAAGCACTAGATGCAGAACCAACAAGAACATCTCCGTTAACGAAAGATCCAGTAATGTTTGAAACTTCCAGTAAGTTAGTAGTAGAATTCCATTTTTTGACAACTGCAGTAGTTCCACTGATACTTCCAGTTACAGTTTCGTTATACTGATAAGTTCCTATTCCTGATGAATATGGTGAAGAGATTGTGATTGTTGGGACTTCTGTATATCCAAGACCAGCATTTATAATATAAATTGCCGTTACAATACCAGAAGAATTGATATATGCTCTACCAATAGCAGTAACACCAGTTCCTGGTCCACTAATTGTTACGATTGGAGAAACTGCATATCCACCACCACCATTAGTGATGGAAATGGGTCCAATAACTCCATCCCCAATAGTTGTAGTAGCTTCGAATCCACTTCCATTACCACCAACAGCAACTATAGATGGAGCAACAGTATACCCACAACCAGGATTAACAAGTTCTACTCCCTGGACCTTATAATCCTCTTTAAGTCCATCACAATCGATTAGTCCACCAATCAGAGTAGCAATTCCAACAGCAGTAGTTCCTCCTGTAGGTGCAGAAGAAAAAGCCATTCTTGGAGTGGAAGTATACCCATTACCTCTATTGGAAATAGTTACAAATCTTACACCACCAGAAGTACAAATGCCACTAATAGTTGCTGTAGCTGTTACTCCCAATCCAACCATTGTAAGAGTTTGAATATACCCTTCTTGAGAGATATTATCATCAATTTCGTCTATACTTGTGTTTACAATTTCATCTTCATATCTAAAGAGTTCACATCTCAACTCATAAACATAAGTTTTTTGGAGCTGATAAAATGGTTTTTCATGTTCAACAAACTTAATTTCAAATAATCTATCTCCCAGAGGAAACCAAATTAAATCACCTTCTTTTGGCCTTGTGGATAATTTTATGTCTGGAACATTTTTTATGAGTGGTGATATATAAGTTTCAAATCTTTCTTTTGAAATAATTAAATTCAAATCATCTAATGGTTGAACACCAAATTTTGATAAAATACTTCCCTGACCTTCATATCCATCATAAGTATCAACATAAGCTTCTATTGGATAAGCATTCTGAAATTCGGATTCAATAACTTCCTTTATGACAGTTCTTTCAGTAACATATCTTCTTGGCAAATAATATACTTCAACTCCATACATGCGAAGTTGTTCATTAATCAAATCCTGAATTAATCCTTGTTCTGTTTTTGATCCCTGAAGAAAAAATGGATTTAACATATTACCCAATCATGTCCAGTGGTGGAAGTTCATATGTATTAGACATTCTTTCCATAATTACATCAAGTTCTTTTTGAGCATCATCGTATATTTGTCTACCATTTAGCTCAACTCCTCCAGGTAGTTTAACACCCTGAAACTTAATTAAATTTTGTCCCCATTGCTTTTTAATGAGGGATGTTAAATACATCTTCAAGAAAGAATCATTCCAAACTCTCGAATAGTCGTTTGGATCTAGTGTTCGATAACAGTCGATGATAAGATAGGTTCCGGCAGTGATCGAACCCCAGTCAATATCCAAATATAAACGGTCTTGTCTCTTATTAAATCTTATTTGTTTTTGTGTTGTTAATAAGAAATTAATATCTTCCAAATAAGTTTTCACCATGGCATAAGTCAAAAGTTCTGTAGAACCCCAATAGTAAATATCATTCAAGAATAACTGATATTTTACGCTAAACATATTATTTGTAATGGTATTACTTCCATCAAAGTGGAATATTTTATTAACACCAATTACTGAAGGTGGAATTTGAAGATAATTTCCACCTTCATAAAAATTAAATTGGGTCGTTAATCCAACATTGTGATTGACAGTTATAGTACTAATCCCAACACCAGATGTTGGTTTAGATCTACCTCTATTAATATCATCTTCAGTTATCTGATATTTTAAAAATGTTGGATATACCCCATCAAAATGTCTTTCTTGAAAAAATTGAATAGCATCATCAACTAGATCTTCAATTTGTTCATCAGCTACATTAATCTCAAGAACTGGAGATCCCAATTTTCTTTTGCAATAATCAATTAATTCTTGTCTAGTTGATGGTTGTGCCATTAGAATTTAGATATAACTTCTTGTTGTTTTAAATACAATTTAATATAAGATTTTGAGTAATTTTTAAGAACTTCAATATCATCTATACTATCTATATCTCTAGAAAGTTTTTCATATTCAAATAATTTGTTCATATCTTCAAGATGTATTTGATCTGGATTCATTTTGACAAATTCCTCAACATGTCTTTAATTTCGGATAGATCAGATTTGATATTATTAATATCATTCTCTAGAGATTCAATTCTTTTATTTTCTTTATATTTTTTTATATACATCTCCTCGTATAATTTATAAGATTCATAGTCCGTATTTATTATAGAATTATTTTGTTTGTTTCTATATAAATGATCTTTATTTTCGACTTTTATATAATTCATGTTTTATCATAGAGATGGTTTTTTGGTTGCAATTGCTCTCAATAAAGTCAAATATGGTGGATTTGCTTGATTTGTGCCACTCATCACAATCTTTATTGAGAATGCAGTGAAATCGGGTAAATCATCTACACTATATTCATAATCTAGTATTTGATTACTAGAATCTTTTATGACTTCATAATCTGCAGATCCATCATTTAGAGAAGGATTTATTACCCTCTTAATTCCATCTGTTCCAATTTGATAATTTGTATATCCTGGGAAAGGTTCATAATTTATTGATTTCACATCTGGTCTGAATATCCTATAAAAAACTCTTATGTCACTAGTATCACTTTGTGCTGCAGTTAATATTACTTTTATAGAATTTGCTGGAATGTTGAGATCAATGACTTTAGATATGTATACTGTTTCATTGGGATCGGAATACAAAGTTCTTACTCTATCATCATTTGCAAAATCAGTGACCGGACTATTAACTCTATTGGTTTTTAGTATTACTCCCATGTCAAGAGTATCTATTACTGGAGAAACTCTATTATCTTGAGTATTGAATAGTAAATCAAATTGTAAAGATCTATTACCAGGAGATGGTAAATCAAATCTTTCTTCATTGGTGCTAGAACTTACCAATCTGGGTGAATTGAAATAATAATAATCATTCAAACTAAAATCAGTAAATCCTGCATCTTCAAAAGAATTCTCATTTCCATCAACACTAGTTCCTGTAAATGTTCTTACTTTGGATGAAATATCAGTTTTCGATAGTATAATATTTCTTATTTGTGTTTTGAACATTTCAAATTGTACATTTTGCGATATACTAGTTCCAGATTCACCTGATTGTATCGTTTCTCTGAAATATAAATCATTTGATCTATCTTTTCCATCAGAAGAAGTGTCAATTTTTATAAAATAACTATCAAGATCGATGGGATGATTTG